CACCTGAAGTACTCGAACGCGCTAAGAGCGACTTAGCGGCCGCACTTGACTATATCACGCAGTCCCGTAGTCGGACGTTCCTGACTGATACTCAGACCGGTCTCATCGCCAAGATCGTCAGAGGTCTCCAAAGCGGTGAGCGAGGTACGTCATTCTCAAACTCACTATGCAATAAAGTCGACAGTTACGTAGCCGACCACACAGCGCATGACCTCTTAGGACGACACCTCATAACCCACCAGGGTGATAGACAAGGGGACGACGTCTTCCTCCAAACTCGAAATGCTCGTGACGCAGTCTTGCTCGCTGCCCTATTTAATCTAACGGGCGCGGCTGGGCAAGTCTACAAGATAACCAACGAGTACTGCTCGTGCGTGGCTCCGGGCAGAGGTGAGTTTCTACGCGAGGCGTACGACGGGCTCCGGGGCTTAGTCAAAGGCTACCCACTCCGGGCTCTCGTCGGCTTCATACACGGTGAGTTTTTCATGGAGACCCAACCGGACGTTTTTGGGGGCGCGGCTACAATCATCGAGCAGGTAGCGAAGTTAGCACGGCGTGGAGTTACCATCCCACCTGCGCTCACTAAGGCTTCAATAGACCTAAACGCTTCGATCACAATAACAAGAGCTGATGGGCAGAAAAACCGGATCGTCGCGGACCCAGATGTCGTCATGACGCCGGCGGCTATGGGTGGAGTGGGAGTTACGCGTTCCCCCCAGTCGCAGGCTCTCCTTTCCTCGTCGGCACTCATGGCTCCTGACACGAGCAAGTTGCCAGCTGCCGTCGCAGTCCCTAGCGGTGAAGGCAAGACACTCACAGCACGGACTTATCCGACCGTGTTCGTCGACCACGATGCGTTGGTAGCCCCGTCTAAGTTAGAACAGGCTAGAGCTCTGGCGCGCGCTACTGGCAACTGGAAGCCCGTCAATGCGTACTTAAGATCGGCAGCGCCCGCGCCTGGTGACCGGCGTATCCTACTTACGTGGTCCCCGGATACAGTGCCGACTAACCGCCGTTTCGCAGGCGCCGTCCTTCGGGCGCAACCGACTGGGCTACGAGCTAATAAGGCGTCCAGAGCGGCGATCCTCGCGGCCGTCCCAACACGTAAAATCGCC